TTAAATTTGCCAGCAGTTGCCATATTTGTGTTAGGTTAAATTCTAATTTTTTTTAAAAATAAAAGGACTTTGAATAATTGCAAAACAATAAATTTTAAGTGTAGACCAAAAAGTTGCCGTCTTGGTCTATAATTATTTCAAATAGTTCGTCGACAATAAAGCGCTCGGCTGGTAAAATTGTCGGATAAAGTCCGCCAACACCTTTAAAGCTTGCGGAAATTGTTGCAACGTTTTCCATAGGCGCCGACTGGCTTATTGACTCAATCATTGCCAGGCCAATAAAAGTTAAATTGTCGTCTTGGCCAGCTGACAAATAAACGCGCTCACGATTAACGTAAGCATTGAATAAATCGCCAAAGGAAAAGCCGTCTTGAATGTATAAGGATTCGCTAGATAAGGACCAGGACGCAAGCCTTGAAATATGGTCTGCAAAAAATCCCGACTCGTTGCTTGTCTTATCAAGTTGTCCCATTTCAGCGGACAACTCGTAACTGGTTGACTTGGCAACTTGATTGAGTCCAACCGTTACAAATAAAGCGGAGCCGTTTACCTTAGCCATTTATCCAGTTCTCAATTGTCATTATTTCACGATGCACAATGTTTGTGTCCGTAATACTTGAAAGGCTAGTTTGTTGCACAAGCTTTGCCGTTACAATTTTGCCAACCTGGAGCGCCAAATAATTTTCAGGATAAAGGCAAACAATTTGTAAAATAGAGTCGGCGATTAGATCAGCGTCAATGCGTCCGTATGGCGCAATACCAGCCGTTACAACGTCCAAGGTAATTGTGGTAATGTAATTATACTCCTGGTTGTCTTTGTCGTCTTCTTGCGTTTGGTTTCCAATTAAAATGTAAGGAAAAACCGCCGTGTCAGGCGCAAAGGTATCGTAACAAGGGACAAGCGCACCTTTATAAGTAATCGTATTATTTAAAGCCGTCCAATAAGCTTTGCGAATAAATGGCTTAATATTTCTCATTTTCCAAGTAATTTTTTTAATGTGCGCTCAATGTTTTTTGGCAATTCTGTCCGTTGTTTAAATACTTCAGGATAAAAAAACGGTCTTGCTGGTAAGTTAACTTCTTTTATTCCGTCGCCTTTAAATTCGTCCGCGAAATCGCTTAACTCGCTTGGGACCTTAACCCTGGTCCCAGTTCCAAACTCAACATAAGCCGCGTAATTAGCGCCAACCTCCACGCTTCCAGTAATTTCGTTTTTACTTACTTTAATTGGTGTTGATTGAATACTATTTTTTAGCGCTCCAGTATCGACCCTAACTTTGTTTGCCGCCTCGCTTTCAATCGCCAACATTGAATCTTCAACCTCCGCCCGTACATAATCGGAAACGTTGTCCTCTAAGTTTTTTAAATACTTATAAAAGGCGTTTAGGCTTTGCTTGTTAAATTCAATGCTTAGCATTTAGTCTCGTTGTGTTGCGATTAACTTAATCATTCTGTCGTATTCGTTTACGTCAATTATTTCGCTAATTATAAGCGTTTTGCCAGCGTAAACAATGTGCATGGACTTGGTAATTGTAACCAATGGATTGTCGCGAATAATTACCTCCCATTGGTTTTTGATAACCATTTGGTCCTCGCTATTTTGCCGCGATCCACTAAGATTGGTAACCTTTGCCCAACAAGTGTATGACAATCCAGGCTCTGAATAAAAACCGCCGTAACCATCGCCAAATAGATTGGAATTGTAAAACGAAATGCGCTCACGCAAGTCGCCCGCTTTAAGTTCCTTATTAGTCCTCACGCGCCAAACCAGTTATAAGTCTTATAAGGCATTAACAAAGCTTTAACGCCCAAAGGTGATGGAATAGCCTGTAAGTCGCTAAAATCCTCACGACGTTCGTAAAGCGTGTTAACCATCATTTTAACGGCAAGCTTAATATCCTCAGGAACGGTTGTAAATCCAGCAATGTAAACCATCTTAAATTTGTAAGATTGTGCGCCGCCTATAATGTTAATCTTTGGAAATAATCCGACGTTTAGCTGGTAATTTAAAGTCGTCTCGACATTGTTTTGGTCAAGTGTCACGACCTTTGTAACATCGCCAGCCGCAACCAAAGGACCGTAAGGAATTTGCCATTGGTATGGAAATCCAAACGATTCGATTGTAACTGTTTTGCGAATAATTGCCTTGCCCATGTACGACTCGCAATGTAGGCGCGCCACTTTGATAAGGCTAGTAATTAAAGTGTCCTCGGAACTTCCGTCAATTCTTGCGTAATCTTTAGCCTCGGCCAATGTGATTGGCTCGGTAACTGGCGACACGTCTGCAAACTGGATGGAATACCCTGTAAAACTGCCATTTCCTAAACTGTATAATAAATCACTCATTGTATGGTTTTTTTGCTTTGTCAACAATAAAGGTATAAAAATGCTCTAGTTCTTGTTCTTGGTATTTTAGCCGCTCGTCCGCTAGGTTGCGCATAATGTTTTGATGGAAATCGTAAAGGATTTCGTCGCTCATTAATTCGTCAATCTTTGCAGCCATGCCGTTTAAGTCGTCACGATCAAAGTATAAGCCAGCTGCGCCAAGACATTCCTTTAGTCCGTCCGTCGGTGTGCAAATAACTGGCAACCGATTAATGGCCGCCTCTAAACCAACGCGACCGTAACTTTCGTAGGTACTTGGCACTAAAACAATGTTTGTTTTGCCATAAATCAAATGGACGTCAGGCGTTTGCGCCACATACTTTAAATTTTTTAAAGTGTCGTCAATGATTTGCTCGCCGTAGCTGCCAAGCACGCCAAGAAATTTAATTTTAGGTAATCGCCTGGCAAGTTCAATTAATATCTGACCGCCTTTATTTTCGTTGCAATTTATCAACGTCACATTTTGCCCATGCTTGCGGTTGTACTTTACATCCTCGGGAAAAATTGGAGGTTTGCAAACTATCGACGCGTTTGGGTAAGCGCCGTTCTGTAAGTTCTTTTCGTTGGCTTTATTGTTATAAACAACGTGAATGTTATGCTGCTTAAAACGGACATTCCTATAATCGGAATCGTTGTGGCTTAAAAAAATTAATTGCTTTTTAAATTGTCTTGACCAATTTATTGCAACGCCTGTATTATCTAAATGGGTAAATACAACGCTTGCATTTTGTAAGGCTAGAAAAAAATCGTTTGAATAATAACCAGTAATAAATTTGATAAAAGCAAACTTTTCGCCATCGGGATAAATTTGGCTTTCAGGTAAAATGACCTCGACCTTGCACCCTTTTTCGTGAAAATATTTGGCGTAATGTTGGACGGTCCACTCGGCGCCCGAGTTATGAGTGCCAGCCCAGGCGTGTACAAAAAAAACGATATTCATGCTTTTTTATTTTTGATTCGTTGAAAGGTATTGATTTTTAGATAAATAAAAAAAGGCCGCCAATATTTGGCGACCCTTTTAAAACAAAACACCTATTTTACTTATGATGCGGAACCGTTAGCCAAAGCGGCTGCAAAGCTTCCGTAAACAATAGATTGAGAGGTGTAAACTGCCAAAGCAATTCTCTCCTCAACGCGTACAGTTACAAAGTTCTTAGTAACGTTGTCAGCATCTTGCTCAAAGAACTCCAAAGTAACGCCCTGACGAACGAACAATTGGGAGCCAAGTGCAAAGTCACCAACGAAGAAATCACCAGCAACAACGCCATTGATTGCGTAAACTGGGACGCCCAAGATAAACATTTGTCCGCCAGTCATTGTAACATAAGATGGCAAAATGTAAGCTCCAGCGCTTTCCTTAGTGGAAACTAGTTTCAAGTAATCAGTTGGATTAATCATGATTGCGTTAGGCGCGTATTCGTCCTTAGTAGTTTGAACAACCGCAGCCGCCAACACGTCAAATCTGTTAATAGATGTTCCAAAATTAACAGTTGTCCAAGCTGAGCCGTCAGTTGCGAAACCATGCAAGTTTTGACCGCTTCCGCTTCCGTACAAAAGTTGGGTATCTTCAACGTTCAACAATTTGCTTGGCGCACGGCTAGAAAGATAAGCAATCAAGCCAGGGGTGTCGTCCAACATTTCTTTTGTCAAACGCATGAAAGTAGGGATTGTTCTAATAGAACGATCTACCGCAGTCAAATCGAAATCAGATTGAGGCTTTGCGGAACCTTGCGCGGTTGGAGCCGCTGCGTTGTCGTAAGCTGACTCGCGTACGAAACGGATAAGGTTAGAGCTAGTCTGTCCAACTGGCAACAATTGACGAACGTTAACCTTACGGTTAGGAACAAACTTTAGATCAGGAACTCTGTCCGCTGGGATAACTTCGCCAGTATAAGCGTTTCCAACTGTCATGTCGGCACCTTTCAATTCAAGGTCCAACTTTACTTTGTTTGCGTTTCCGCTTTTGTAGTTTCCGAATGCGTCAGAGTTAAACGCTTTCTCTAATTCGCTTGAGAAAGAATAACTTTTTTGAGCGCTTGCGAAACCCGCCTGAGTTCTTGCGTCTACTTGGTCAAGCTGAGCCTGTAGCGCAGTTGCCTTTTCGTTTAGCTTGGACGTTTCAGCAGAAAGATTTTTTCTGAATTCTTCGCCAGCTTCTTTCATTGACTTTACATCGGAAATCAACGCCTCGTTGCCTTCCAATTTTGCCAATACTGTGTCTAATTGATTTTTAATAGCTTCCATTTTGTTTTTAAATAAATTTTTTAAGTTTCGGTATATATTCAAATTCCAAGGCCATTGCTAAGCTCGGGTCTTGCTCGGTTACGAATTGAGTTGCCTCGGATTCCACGGCCAAAACTGATTTTAATTGCAAGTCCTTTAAATGTTCTTCGATTTGTTTTAAGCAAATTTCAAGTTGTAACATTGTTTCGTCGGTAACGTCTCCCTTTCTAAGAATGTTACCAAATTTAACAATCATTTCCTCGCTCTTTGGTAAATCCCAGCCTTTCATTGATTCGATTGGCGTGTTTGCGTTGGCCCCCCAGGTAACGGTCGAACCCTCCCAAAGTTTGATTTCTCTTATTTCTCGGTAAGCTGATTTATTGTCAGACTTAATAATTTCAAACCCAACAGAATGCTCGTTAAAAACGCCCTCTTTGTAAAGCTTTATTACGTCCTTGCCGTAGCTGGTTTCGGTAATCTTTGAGGTAAAACGCAAGCCTTTGGCATCCTCCATTAATTCCATAGGTTTTGCCAATGGCATTAAAGGATTATGTTGTAGCAAGTGCATAATCCGATTGCGTCCCATTGGTCCGTTTTCGGCAACTGTTTTTTTGTAAGCGCCTGAAACGATAACGTCACCGTCGGAATCAATATTGTTAAACGCGGAAAAGTAACCAGTTACGATTCCCTTTACGTCGTCGACGTCCTCAATTATTCCCTCGCTTAAATTCTTGTAAATCATTGCGTCTTTTTTTGTAAAAATAAAAAGGTTAAAAAAAAATGCAAACCTATAAAATTATTGATTGACAAAATGCAAAGCTTTCGCCTCACTATCCTCAAAGATACTTGTATAATTTTTATAACCGCCCTCAATGTCGCTTTCGCTTGGTCGTTGATAAGACAAAAACGGCACGCAAATATAAGAATTACCTTTTGGATGGACTATTGTCCTAAAGTATTCGTCAATTGGTATCGTTAAATCTAGTTCGGCCATTTCCTTTGCAAAGTGATACGAATACAAAATTCCATGCGTTGTCCACGATCCATAAGTGCGGACCAATTTATTGCTTACGCGGTCAAGTCTTGAATCTTTTATATTAGCCCCTAGCATTAACATATCCCAGTCAGCTGGCAAGTCATTGATTGCATTTTGTAAACTGGTCGCCCAACCTCGGTATGTTGCATCGTCTTCAAAAATTAAAACGTCGCCCTCGCATTCTTGAAAAATCTTTTTAAATGTTTGCCACAAACCAAGCCAACCCCAATCGTTTTTTATTGCGCTTACCCTTTCCAAATTAAAGTGAGGCGCCAACTCTTGCATTGACGCGCGCCATTTGTCTTTGCGTTGATCTAAGTTAATAACGTAAGCAATCATTTACGCATAGGTAAGCCGTCAGCGTCTCGCATAATCCTAAATACAACCTTGCATCTGCAATTACATATTTGGTCAGCGCCAGCACCTTGGGAGCCATCGCCTGGTTGTCGCATATCGTTACCGCCGACAATAAAGTTTTGGTCGAATGGAATCCAATCCTTTGCTCTCATTTCTGCATGATCAGGACGCGTGCGCGTGTCGGTTGCTGGAATCCATTTCTTTTCGTACATAAAATCTGAGGTTGCAGCCGATTGCATAGCCGCGTTATTAGTTGCTATAACCATTTCAGTCCTGGCAATTAACTTGGCTCGGTTTCTAAATATTAAAGAAATGCTTTGTTGTATGTTTGTGGCGATTTCTAAGGCGCCAAGGCCCTCATTTAATCCAGCAAGTACAATGGCTCGGATTATCTTTTGGCTGGTCTCGTTAATGCTTATCAACGTTTGCGGCAAGTTTCTAACTGCAAACAAACGCATAAAGTCACGCCAGCCAGCGCGTAACGCTTCTTTTGTTGCTTTTGTCGGCGGTTGGATTGCGTTATACATAGCCTCGGCGTATGCCGTGCCAGCCACAACGTAAAGGCTTTCCAAGGTGTCAGCCAAAGGCGCTGGAGTTATTAAGTCAAAGCGGTTAATATTTCCGTCAGCCTGTTTAATTGCATCCAAATAAGGTTGCATTTGCTTTTTAAGAGCGGTAAATATTTGCTTTTCATATCGCCTTTCATATCGCCTCTGCAATGCGTCCAATTGATTTGCAAGCGCTAAATCCTTTTTAGTTGGCTGGGGCATAGTCTCCCATATTGTCTATGTTGTCAACTTCTGACGCTTGGAACTCGGCCAAAGTCATTAATCCTTGCGGAATAAATGGTTGTTCCATTAAACTGTTTTGATATTCGCCGTAATTCATGGCCGCACGCTTTTCGTTTGGTGTTAACCACCAAGCCGCTGACAATTGGTTTACGAGCTTATCCATGTCGTCTTGCATTTCAGGGTAAGCCATGTAATCAAAATCTAAGAATAGATTTTTATTACCGTACGATTCCAAAAGCCAGTTGTTTAGCACGTCCCTAATTTCAATATGCAACGGACGAACAACGTTATTAATTAGCGCCTTGTAAGCCGTTTCAGTATTGTTAAACGTGCTTGCCTCTGTGTCGCCTAGTAACTTAGCATCGACGCCGTAAACGCGGCACAACGACCTTAAAATTACTTTTTGCGTGTCAATAATTGACATATCAACCGCGTTCATTCCCATTTGAACCCAAGACAATTTGGCTGGCGTAATAATTACGTCGCCAGCTCTATTGGCGCCTTGGTAATTAGATGAGTAATCCTCTTTTAATCCTTGCGCTTGCTCGCGTGTAATGTTAACCGTTCCGTCGCCTGTAAGGATGCCACGCGCTCCCATATTTTGCAGCATACTTAAAAGGGCTTGCTTGCCATCGTTTGACGTGGTTAGATCGCGGACCGCGGACCGCAAAGGTGAGGCGCCATAAAGGTGATTAGCCGTTCCAGCCGTGTAACTTAAATTAATATTTTTTAAATGTCCAACGTTATTGGCGCTTATCCGCTCGTAACCGTTGTACGTCAATCGGTATTCCTTAATCGGCTGGTTTAATCCACCGCTTATAATTTCCATGAATTGCGCTGGCAAAGAATACAACGCAATAATTGGCGCGTTTGGTTGCTCGCCGCGTCTTGAGCCGTAAATGTATGCGTTGCCAGTTATCAAACGGAATGCGGCAATTTCTTTTAAAAGGTTGTCCCAAGTTTGGAACTCATTTGGCTTTTTAAATAGTCGGTCTAGCTCGGGAATGCTTACCTCTTCCAATGCTCTTGCTTTAAATTGTTGAGCCTGAAACTTGGCACCCGAATTATCAAAGTTGCCCGACATGGATTTGTAGTACTTTAAAGCCTTTTGGTCCTTTACTTCATAAACCACAATTGGCGCCGTGCTTACCTTGTTGATAATTAGATTAATAATGGCGTAAAGGTCTGAGTTAAGATATAAGCCTTTCTCTATAAAGTTTTGCGTTGTTGGAGCGGTCCAAATCACATTGTTTCCCAGGTAAGGAAAAACCGCATTTAGGTAAGTTGCATCTTTTTGATTAAAGCCAAGCGCGGCCTTTATTTTATCAATGTAATTCATGCTTTTGTTTTTTTGTAAAAATAGGGTAATAAAATAAAAAAATGATTCAATATTCTAAACGTGCCAAAAATCTTGGCCAGTTACCATTAATTCTGTAAAACCCCAAACCATCGCGTCCACTCGGTCAGGCGATTTGCCTTTGTCAGGCTCAAAAGTAACCATTTGGTTTTCAAGTATTGGAAAGCTGCCAACGTGGAAAATTTTATGTTGCTCATAAAGGGAATAAACAGGCTCGGCCCTTACATATTTGCCCTTAGTTGCCGTTACCAATTTAATTCTTGCGGTCGTGTTTTGCGACCTTAAAACGCTTTCGACCATGTCGCCGCCTTGGTTTTTTTCTGCAACGATGCAATCAGCATTCCAATTTTTAAAAGCTTGCAATGAGACGCTGGCCCATTCAGTCGGCGAATATTTGCCGCTTAGGTCCTCAAGTACATAACCCTTGCCGTTGGCATCCTTACCACAAACAATAATCCCAGTCTCGTCGCTATCCATTGACGCGGTTGTTGCTGGATCAATGGCAACCACAATGCGCGACAATTCAGGCTTGGCGCTTACCCTTGCGCGTTCAATTATCGGCCGATTCCATAGCAATCCCTCGGCGTCCTCTAACCATTTGCCTAAAAATAAATGCTCGTAACGGTGGAGGTTTTCTTGTTCAACGCGTTTAGCCTGGTCAATAAATGACTGGCTTAAATTTTGCACGTTGTCCAAGTAAGTCGTATGAATGTAACTGGTATCGTCTCGCGTTAGCTTTACAAATCGCCCGTAAATCCAATGGCTTTTGTAACTTGGATTCATTACCAAAATAACGCGGTTGGGTTTGTTAACGGCACGAATAGATAGGTCGATGCGGTCAAAAACATCCTCATCCATTAACTCCTCGGACTCGTCAAGAATAAAGGTTGTAACGCCAGCGATTGACTTTAAATTAGCCGTTGCGGTCCCTTGGCTGGTCTTAATTCCACGAAATAAAATCTTTGATCCTGTCTGTTTATTTATAATTTCAGACTGGGTAATTTCAAAATCGTCCAACTTATTCATTAACTCAATTTTGTCTATAAATTCGGGAATAATCGAAATAAACGCACTGGTCAAAGTCCAACGGGTAAAGAGGATAACGTGCCCTTCCTCGTAAGTTAGGTTTAAAAGAAACATCGACAATGTCCAGGATTTTCCCGAGCCTCGGCCGCCAGTGATAAGGTAATAACGAGTTTTAGGCTTTTCTAAAAAAAGAGGCTTGTATTTGTCAAGTAATTTTATTGAGTTCATTACTCGCTAGTAAGCCATTGAATTGGTGGCGTCACCTTATCACCAAGACTTGTGACGTCTACGGATTGCTTATCGGTCCAATTAAATCTATTTTTCATATTCATGTACCAACCAGTATAATTAAAATCCCTGTTTTCCAAGTTTTTACGACCTGACTTAGACCACCAAGCTTCAGAAATTAGCTTACCTATTTTTATGGTTTCCGAAAATTGCTCCTCTTCTTTAATCCAACGGTCCCAAAGGTCATTGGAAAACGAGCCTCTCCATTGGTAAATTAAGGCTTTAATTTCAACGTCGGAGGCCCCTTCTTGATAAAGGCTAAGTATTTTATTATACCAATCTTGTGGTAAATCAAAGATTTCTTTTGGTCGTCCGCTCATATTACAAAGTTATAAAAAAGGCTTACCAAAATTAAACCTTATCAAAAACCATAATTGTGTATCCAAACCACGACGCATTTGTTGCGGCTTTTCTAATTTTTTCGCTATCGTTAAAATTAAATTTAAAGCCACGATCCTCAACTTGGCCAATTATATAGTTGTTATTCTTGCAATTAACGTGTCCGCTTCCGCCTTGCCCCTCAATTGCCCAGCTAATAACCAAATGCTTTTTGGCGTGCTTGCAAATGTTATCAATAAATTGGTTTTCAAATTCCGCTGGGATATGTTCGCCAACTTCAAGAGACAAAACAACGTCAAACATTTTACGCAAATAAAACGGCTTAGATAGATCCAGCACTTTGCCAATTCCATCGCTTAGCGCTTCGGTATTTGGGTTGCCGTCGTATGCCTCCACCTTATAGCCGTCAGCTTTAAAAGCTTTCGCATAGTCACCCATCCCACATCCAAAATCGACAACTGTCTTGGCTTGTTTTTCTGCTAAATAATTGGACAAAGCCGCGGCAATGCTTGGATCGTGAATATGACCAGTTGCGTCCGTTGTTTCCCAAAATCCTAAATCGTTTATTTTCATTTTGCTTTTTTTTATTAGAAAAAAACCCTGGCTTAGTAGCCAAGGCTTTTAAACATCAACAAACCCAATCAAATCAAACTTATAACATTGCCAGTCGGCTCGCCTACAAAGTTGCAAAGCTTACCGTTGTATTCAAATCTAACCTCTTTGTCGCGGCCCTGGTAAGCGCTTGCCAACATTCTTATTTGTAGTTGCACAAGCTTTATTGTTTCAAACTTGCCGTTGCCTTTATTGGACCAATCCGACCATTGCCCGTCTCTTTTTCGGTATCTAATTTCTAACGAATAGTCGGTTTTAACTGGCGGTATTCTTGGCATCTTTAATTTTTATTACAACCTCTAATCCAATTGCCTCGCAAATCTGCCTAAGTCTGTTTAAGCTTATAGACTCCCAGCCGTTTTCCACCTGGTTAATTGGTGCCAAGGACAGTCCTATTTTGTCGGCCAATTGCTCCTGCGTGTAGCCAGCGGCTTTGCGTGATTTTCGTATAAATAATCCCTCGTAAATGCTCATCGTTTTAATCTTTAGGCAAATATAGGATTCCGATATGATTCCAAGTTATAAACGTGATTTTTGTTTAAAACGGCAATAAATTATAAATCCCCATTTGTATAAATTCGTCGCCTTTTTCGACTAGGCATTTGCGAACGTTTAACTCAAAAACGTTTTTATCATTAAAGCCGTATTTTTTTTGCGCAATATCCATAAGCAATTTAACTGGGTTGTCTAGATCGCTGGCTTGGTTGCTAAAGCCAAAGAAAAATTCAACTCTAAGCATTTGCGCTGGGTCCACCTTAGACGCTGGCATACGCAAAAGCATTGCCTTTTCGTAATCTTTGTATGCTGGCGTTTTATAGCGCTTACCTTGCCAAGCTAAATTTACGCTTAAAGGCTTTTCGTTTATCTTAAACTGGATCATTTACATTTTTTGTAAACCCAAGACCAAGCTAAAGTCCACAAAGCCAAAGCCACTACAAAAAGCAGCAAACTAGAAACCTTTAGGAGCGCCAGTAGGGTAATGCCTACCAGCGCCACAAAGATTGCGTACAAATCGTTTTTTTTCATTTAGAAAGGTAAGTTATCGTTTTCGACAATGCGTTTCTCTGTCGGCTTAAAATTGCCCTCATTTTTGTTTGCTACTTGTACGGCTTCCTTTTGCCAAACTTGTAAATAGTGCGTTGGCTTACCTTCCAAAATTTGTGGCTTTTCCTTAATGTCTAGGTTTACCCATTCAGCATCGTTGTCGTTTAGGTATTGTAAAAGTCCTTCTAAGTCTTTTCTTGATTGGCTTACTTTCCAAATTTCTCCAAATTTGGTTTGAACTAATTTTGCGTTTCCGCCGTAAATTTTGGTCATAGTTGTTTTGTTTAAATTAATTGATCTAAATTTTTATTGTCCTTAATTGCCTGTAAAATAAATAATTTCCAAATCTTATTCTTTGTCTTGGCGCCAACTGTTGACTCTTCAACGTATCGGGTTGTTAATCGCAATTCCCTTCTAACGTCGCTTTCTATTTCTTCAACATTAAACTCCCAAGGTTTTAAAATTCCTTTTTCTTGTAATCTGTTAAACCAGTATATGCCCCAGTCGGCTATGTGCTTACAATGTCCAGTTTCTTTGGCGTTTTGGTAATTGTCTCTAAAGGTTTGGCGTCCAATTTCTTTCCAATGCTCAATTTCTTCGTCGCTATATTGTTTTTCTTGGTTGTTTAAAGCCTGGATTTCTTGCACGATTTGGCTTTGGTGGTGCGCGTAATATTGATTTATCCAAACGCTAACGGTCTTCTCGTTAACGTGGTAAAAATCGCCGTACTGGCCCCTCATTCCAGCGTGTAAAATGTAGTTAACTCGGTCTTCGGTAATCCAGCCATAAGAGCCAAATAACTTGCTAAGGCAATCCAGCAATTCTGTTGCCTCTTCTTTTTTGTATTCCTTAAATTGTTTAAGGCCACAAACAAACTCCATTTTTCGGAGGTGCGTTAAAATTGTCTCATTCATTTTTTAGTTGTTTTTGTTTTTGCAAATCCTCGTAAAGTTCGTCAAATATGTTTTTCCCTTTGCTTTCTTTTTTTGGAACTGGGTTGCCTCTTTTAACCCAATTAAAAAAATGCTCTTTGGCAAGCTTTTCATTTTCTTTATACTCAGCTTTAAAAATACATTCTTGGCGAAAGGTATTTAAATGGTCTTGAACTTCTTTTAAATCTGCCTTCCAAGTTATCGCTAATCCTTCAAGCCAAATCTTATTATTCCATAATTGACGAAAAATCGTATTATGTGAATCCTCATTTACTTTACTTTCTTTTTCTTTAATTTCTTTTATTTCTTTTCCTTTACTTTCTTTTAATTGCATTGCATCCGCATTGCGATCGTTATGCGATGGCAATGCGTTCGCATCGTAATCCTTATTCCAGCGTTTCTTGGCCGATTCTCTAGCCTTTTCGGAACGCTCTTCTTTTAATTCCATACGCTTTAAAAGGCTTTCAGACCAAAAAAACTCCTCGTCAATTTCAAATAAATTAAAATCGTTTATTAAATTCCTAATATTAAACTCTTGCGATTGCAATGCGAACGCAATGCTTGAGTAATGCTTTCGCATCCTAAAATCCTTTTCATTCCTGAGCATTTCAATTACGGCCCAAAAAAGACCGTAACCCTCCCAACCCATTTCCATCCGTAGTTGTAAAATCTTTGGATCATCTTTCGCGTTTGAATCGTGCGAAAAGTAATAAGCTTCTTTTTTCATTGTAAATAAAAAAGCCCAACAGGTGAGAGTCTGTCGGGCGGTTAGGTATCAACCTAGGGAATTATTCTTGCCTCTCACCTCAGGAATAATTCAATACACAAATATAAACCTTTTTAATTTATCCAACCAAGCAACGCCTTTTTAGGTGAAAATAAATGCAAGCATAAGAGCGGCCCATTTCTTGAGCAATTACCTTTATTTGCTTTCGGTCTTGCCAGGCTTCAAAAATTAACTCTTTTTGGTATTCTGTTAAATTGCGGCCTCTCATTTTTTTACAAAATAACGAGCAACTCGTTTTCCATTTTCTAGCGTGACCATGTCGGTTACCACGTTTAAACCTTTGTCTCTAAGGTCTGCAATCCTAGCGGCCAGCCTAAAGCATCCAAACTGGGTCAAAGCCTCCAGCTGCGTTATGGAATAGCCGTTTAATAGCCAGCCTTTTATTAGCGCGTTTTGTGAGTCGATAGCCTTCATAAATCTGCAATGTTTTCAATTAAATTTCTAGTTTCAAAATAAACTGAATAAAATTCAGTATCGACTATTTCAGTCCATTTGTGAGCATCAAACCAATAAAGGATTTTATTAGGTTTTAATTTAATTTCGGGATAAAGTTGAATTTTGAAATCTGCTTTGCTTACATGAATGTGCATATCATCGCTTAATACCTTAATAAAATTTAGGTCTCCTACTTTAAAATACTGCGGCAATTCAATTTCTGCGACAACAATTTGGGTTGTTTTAATCTTAAAATTTTCCATAGGTGTTTATTTGGTTTTAGTGTTTACAATAATTTTAAGCCGAGCATATAACCCAGCGCAAAGATTGGCGACAAGGCCAAGACTGTGTAAATGATTTTTCCGATTACTTTAAGTGCTTTTTTCATTGGTGTTTGTTTAAATGTTTCGAAATATCTAAAGATTCTAATTAATAACAAAGATTTTATACTTTTTTCTCAATCATGTTTTTAGCCTCGGCCACGTCAAGCAACTTTTTTACCTTGCGAAATTCAATGTTTTGATCCTCTGCTATTTCTCGGCAGCAATAGCCATAAGTTGCCAAAGTTAAAATTCTGCTAATTTGGTGGTCGCTCAGGATTTGAAAAATATTTTCGTCCATCAACTTTCGAGGGTAAAGCTCGTGCAACTTCATTTTTGTATAAAGCAAATACCCAACTTTTTGGTCGTCTAGTCCAAGGGCCTTTGCAATTTTTTTGCGTGTCAACCCTTCCAAGTAAAGCGTTTTAATTTGTTGCATTATCGCATCAAGTTCCATAGTCTTTCAAAGGTTTCGTTAAAGCTTAATTTTTCTTCGTTGTAGGTCGAGGCTACGCCCCTGGGCGCTAGGTCCCCAGGGCGTTGTATAAATTTGCCTAAGTATAAGTATGGTTTCATTTGTTTTTGTAGTTTTCCCAATAATACTGTTGAGCTTGTAATTCATAACCAGGATAAAAAGCACCATCTTTAAAAGCGTTTATAATCTGCTCTTTTTCTTCTTCAAGCAAAACATATAATTCTCGTTCGATTTGTTGCAGATGATGAGCAGTATGTTTGCCCATTAAGGTTTCGTCTATTATTTCTATCCTATTCCTAACCATTAAAATTGCTTGATTAATTGCCGTCTGTTTCATTTTATTTGCAAATTAAAATTTTCAATTAGTCTAGCGCCAGTAATATTTTCGCCGCGTTTAATGGCTTCTTTGATTGCTACCTTGTCGGCGGTTACCACGTTTTTAATGTTTATAAACTGGCTTGGCAAAGCCTCGACAATGTCGACCTCGACCGACTCGCTACGGCGTAAACTAAGCTTGAATAAAGGACTTTCTATCTTGTCGATTGTACTTACTAGCATTGCCTCCCTAAGCGCGTCCTTGAGCCTTGTAATGGCTCGGTCCTTACTGTCTTTCATTGCTTTTAATCGCTTTATTTCTTGGTCGATTGCGTCGCTATCGCTTTGGATATTTGCGATTACCTTGGCATAGTTGCCAGCCTTTGCCTGAAGCTGGTCCTGGTTAATTACTAGCATTGCCTCCAGCTCGGGCGTCAGCTCTTCGGTTTCCAATAGAAAAGCTAACTCTTGGGCGTCTCTTGTTATTTCGTAAAGATTCATAGTTGTATAGGTTAGTTTAAATTAATCCGTCTAAGGTGTCTTTTTGATCCTGGGTAAATTCGTATTTCGTTATCGCCTCTTTAGCTTGTTTTTGCTGGGCGTCCGTTCCGTTAAGATATTTAACTATAAAAGCAAATTGCTCGTTGGTTGGTTTGGTCTTTACAACCGCTGCAACCTTTGGCGCGTGGTCGTTTGTTGAGTCGGGGTCCTTTGTATCGTCGATAAGGAAAAGACCGTTAAGCGCGTACTTTCGAGCGTATGAGCTGCTGCTTCCGAAACTTTGCGCCACGTCCATACCTTTGCGGTTAATGTCGATTCCAGCCTGGGCCGTTACCGCTCGGCCCTCCATTCTGCCCTCCCCTTCTTTTTGAATGCTCGCGGTTGACTCAATAAAAACAATGCTGCCAACCTCTTTAACTTCGTCCTCAATTATCAACGTGCATTCGTATTTTAAAAGCAACGGTTTAACCGCCTCTAAAATATCCTCAACGGATCGGTACTTATATTTCCCAAAGGCGTTATACTGGTTTTTTGGAGCTTTTAACTCCGCTTGGATTAAAATTAATTCTTTCATTGGTGTTTGTTGTTTAAAGGTTGCGTTCAATTTCTATCTCTAATTCAATTAAAATGCTTGGCGTTGGGATCACGTCAATGACTTCGTCGGTTGTTTCGTTGTAATAAAACAGACTGTTCGTATGGTCTATCGAAATCTCAGTTTCGCCGTAGGCTGGCGCGTACTCGCTTTCGTCTTCGCCGCAGTTGGTAACGGTATAATCGCCATACCAAACGTATTCAAAGCCTTCGTAAATAAAATTTACTTGCTTGTCGTAATGGGTTTCGGTGTCGTAATTCATAGGTGTAGAAGTTATGCCCCCGAGGGGGCGGTTATTAATTGTTTTCGTAAATTCTCATTTCAATTTCTGTTCTTGATATTACTTGGAATCTACCTCTGAAATATCTGTAATATCTCATTCCGTTTTTTGTAAATTGACTATAAACCGACATCACGTTTCCATTTTCAAATTTGATGTACTCGCCAGTAAAATTTTTTGTTTCAGTTTTCATTGCTTTAGGGTTTTGGTTGTTGTTGTTGTTATTACTGATGTAAAAATACAAGGTATTTATTAGATTCCAAACAATTTCTAAAAATATTTTAATCAAAACGCAATCTTTTGTTTTAGTCTTAATTTTTATGCTTTTATCTTGCAGCATGAATGAGGACCAAATTATAAATCCGTTTGGCTACGGCATAGCATCTAAGGTGCTAGACGAAAACCGAAAGCCTGTCGATTGGTGGATGCAATACTTGGAGTTTAACCAGGCGGTCGAGGAAAACGAATTTTACGTTTTGTTTGCCGATGGATTGCTAGTAAAAAAAGGACGATCTAAATACAAAAGTAGCCAATACACGTTTGGCGACGCTTACAAATCATTTAAGGAATATTATGACGAAAAAAAGACTTTTAAGAATGACGCCAACGCTGGTTGGTATTGGATTGCTCATGGCATTATTGATAAAGATTTGCCTTTAAAGTAAACTAGAGTTTACAAAAGGGTAAATAATGTAAGATATACTACGCATTAACGGCTATTTTTATACTCAATGCCGTATAAATCGGACAAAAGTGCAATAAAACGCCTAAATAAATATAATTATGAGTCCTGATATTACCATGTGCCCAGGGACAAATTGTCCCCACAAAGAAAGTTGTTACCGCTTTACTGCAAAGCCAAGCGAGTATATGCAATCGTTTTTTATTAATTCACCAATTAAGGATGGTAAATGTGAAATGTACTGGGGCGATAATGCGCAAAGTGTTTGGGATCAGCTTCAAGATATTGTGAAACCTAAATAAGAAGCAATTGACGCAATTATGGTGCAATTATGGCGAATCTGCCACAATTAGTAAAAATTCATGCAACCGTCGCCAAAATGTCGACGGTTGGTCCCAAATATTGTCGATTTTTGTTACGGATTTATGTAAAAAGGTAACAAGCAATTCGAAATTTTACCGAATAGAAACCTATAAGTTCACAGAATGGGAACTTTTATAAACGTTTAGAATAACTTTTTACTTACAGAAAGTGTATGTAATTTTTGCAAAGGTTGAAATTGATATTGAAAAATGTATTTGTTGTCCAAATAGGAAACTTTTGCGCCTGGTTGTAACAAAGAGTTTACCGATGCGCCCAAATAAATCCCTTTAGCTTTTTCGACAATTGTTTTAGTTTCTGTATTTGTAATCGTGTTGGTAACGACTGGTATTTTAAAATCGCTTGTTGCGGTCATTTTAAGCACCTCTCCCAAGACTTCGCCGCTTACGTTGGTACTTCCATACTCAAAAGGAAAGGACGCGTTAAACTGGCTAATTTGTGGCTTAAAATTAATTAGTACTGTGTCCCTTAAAACTTGGGTTTTTATCTTTGTTTTAGGGACGTAAACCGTGTCTTTTACCTCGACAATCAAAGTGTCCGTATTTGTCACGGTTTCAAACTTGTATACCGTCTCGCTTTCGGTCTTTGGGAAAAATATGTAGGCAACAAGTACACCAGCAAAAAAGGCCAGCGTTGCTATTTTAATTTTTTGGTTGTCGGTCGAGAAATTCATTGCTCAATAAATAAATTGTCTTGCTCTAGTATTTTGCGTAACTCATCTCGGCAATATTTATAAGCCTGGTAAGTTTCGTCCGATAATTCTTTGTACTTCATTTCAGAGCGTAGCAATTGATCAAAATCCCAAATGGCGCTCTTATAGTTATGGCCATTTATTGCCGCTTGGAAATCGTCGTTTTCCTCGGGTAAATAATATTCTAAAATTGCTTTCATAACGGAAATTTACAACTGTCTACAAGCATTTCCCAAGTGTCAATATCCTTTGTTCTAATTCGTCGACCCTCTAAGGTTAAAATTCGGCCTCCTGTCGGCTTTACTGGGGCGCCACGTTCAACGTGCCAACCTCCAAAGCCGTCCTCGTATTCTTCCTTATAGCATCCAACGATTGCTAGGTGAATTTGCTTTTGCACTAACTCGTGGTAATGCTTACCAGGGTTGTACTGTATTGTATCGCGTGCATCGTTACGGCTTGCGTTTTCGTGTATGTGGCCCATTACAAATACGTCCATATTTTCGTAAAGCTCTAGCGCTCTAGTTAGGTTTATGGCGCCCTTGGTAACAACTGCGCCACCACCTGCCCCATGCATATACTTCAAATTTTTTGTCATGAAAGTGTTGGTTTCTAGTTGCTTTTTAATGACTAGCCAACCCCCATAACCCCCAGTATATACGCTTGTTTTGTTAGTATAATTAAGCAAATCAACAAACCGCTGCAAAGGATCAGTTTCTAAGTTTTTTATAATTGCGGTCTCGTGGTTTCCGTAACCAATAACCGTAAGCAAATTCGCGTAAGGTGTCCACCAATCTACGGCATCCTCAATTACCGCGTCAATATAGTTTGCCTTGTTATGCTCGGGCAATACGTCCTTTTTGCTTCTCCTAGGGTCGTACTTGCCTTGCATTAAACAAAAGAAATCTCCGTTTATAAAAATTGGCATTTCTTGCTCTTTGCAGTAGTCTAAATGGCGCCTTAGCTTCTCTCGGTCACATTTGGGATTGTCCCAATGTATGTCAGATAATAAAGCAATTTTGGACTCTGTTTGGCCGAGGCTTATTTGGTGTAAGTTCCTCGACATTTTTTTGATTTCCATCAAATTGGTATATAGGTTGTTTTGCCTTTAGACCGAACGGCCTTTAGCTTTTGCTTTCTATTTCCTGTTTTTGCATAGCTAACGTGGACCCAGTCAGGATTAAAATCCGTTCCAAACTCCCATATTAGCTGGTCAAAATCTAACTTGTTTTTTATGTAATCAAAAACCATTCGGTTGGTAACTTCGCCGTTGCTGCCGTCCATATCAATGTCGATGGCTTGGCCTTTGCAATGCTGGGAGCTTGCGCTTCCTTTTATAAAATCATTTAAAGCCTTGGAACGGTAACCACTAGAAATAAAAATAGGAGTTTTAAAATGCTCCCTTATTGGCTCAAAAACTTTGTCCGCTAGTAACTTGAAATTCTCAAGATGCTCCGCGGTTGGCGTGTTGTCAATGCCATGACGCTTGGCCGTGTCGCTCCTGGTAATTTCGGCAAGGTTTAAATTAGGACTTATTTTCATTGTCTGTTTTTTTAAATATTTTTTCCGCTGCCGTTATACCTAAAGCGGCCGCACTTAATGCAGCCACCGAATAAACAAGAGCGTCGTTAGGATTAAAATACAAAGTCCAACAAAGAGCAATAGCAGTAAGGACACCAACAAGTCTTTTGCTAGATGCTTGCCCATGCTCGGAAAGGAAACCTTTTGCCCATGTAAAAAACTTATTCATCGTCCCTGCCCTCTGTATTTTTTAGGTTTGTTTAATGCTTTGGAATAGGCTTTTTTAGCTTTGCCGTTTCGACGTGTTCCAAAGGTTATTTTTATTGCGCTGGTCGATGCTTTAGCCTTTGCCATTATCTTGGAGCTTCTTTATTTCGCCTCGTATTTTATAAACCAAATAAACAATCGATAAAACCGAAATTACCGAGGTAAAAACTACGTTTATCATTTGCAAGCCAGCCATTGCCGTGACATTTGCAAAAATTGCTAGGAAAGTAGACGGTACTCCCAGCTCATCGCTTTTTAATAAATTCATCTAAGTAATTGCTTTTCGTTTACCAAAAATAAGGCATTTTAAAGCAAATAAAAAAGGGCTAAATTTTAGCCCTTGTATTACCATTACTTTTCCTTTAAAGCCTCGTAAAGCGGCCCCAAAACAAGCACAGTAAAGCCTTTGGCTTTGACCTTTTCCTTTACTAAATCGGCATCGCTTTTTGATAGCTCAATGTCGGCCTCGGAATAGTAAATTTTCTTAGCAAGCTCATAAAGTCTTATCGGGTCGTCTTTTTCTTCAGCGGAAAATAAAGCGTTTCCTACCATTTTAGACAATAGCATTTCCTCGCCGTTTTCATTTTTAATTTTGTTGCCCTCAATGTCTGTTAAGGCAATTGCTAAATTTACAATCATATAAGTGTTAAGTTTAATTTTTCGGCAATATAGGTAAAGGCGTAATTATTGTCTCCGTCCCAAGCCAAATAAGTGTCGCCGCTCATAGTAATGTTTCCCTCTGCAAGAGTTTGGCTAATCATTAATGGCATTAATTCCGTTCCGTCTCCGCTACTTAAAAGAGAATAGTAAAACGCGCAAGACGTTGCAAGATTATCGTTTACAATATAAGCGTTTAATAAATTAGCTTCTTGGCTTTCGCCATTTTTCCAAATTGTTACTGATTCAATTTTTTTCATTTTATTATTTTTTGAAAGTGTCAAATTGTTGTTTTATTTCCTGTATTGCTTTTATGAGAATTGGAACAATTTTGGAATAATCCACCCCTTGCATTTTATCGTTTCCATCTTCATCAATTCCATCTTTTGCGCCATAAACTGCGTATGGTAAAACCTCTGAAAGTTCATGAGCAAGCACACCATCCATTCGAGATTCGTGATTTTTCCATTTAAAGTTATAAACTTTTATAGAAGACAATACTTCCAATCCTTTTATTTCTTTAAAGTCTTCTTTAAGCCTATAATCAGAGGTAGTATTATAAAGAACTGCATTTGTTGTTCCAACTCTTGTAATGCTTCCAATAGATGTAATTGAACTATTTCTAAATTGAATAAAAGCACCATTATTGGAATCGTCAGTAGATACTAAGCCTAAGCAATTTTGAGTAGCAGTAGGTGAGGCCATCCTAGTTAAGTCAAATCCTGTTGTTGCCGTATTAATTCCTACTGTGCCGCCGTTTGTTATCCAAACTCTTTCCAATGCGTTAGTAGAAAAAATTATTGGATGATTAGATGAGGTTGTAATATTTAATTGCTCTCCATTTACTGTAATTGTTTGCGAGCCAATATCTAGTCTTCTAGCACTATTAGCTTGTCCAACGCTTATTGCCGTAGTAGTTCCAGCCGTTATAAATCTAGCTAAACCGCTTGCCGTAGAACTGCCAACACCACTTGAGGAAATAATATCTAAAGCTAATGAGGTAGCCTTTCCATTAACTTGCAACCTTTCCCCATTATTTGAAGTTGTTCCAATTATAACAGGGCCAGTTCCCTCTTGTAATACAAGAGGTATAAACGCTGAGGTTAAACGGTTATAGGAAATTATAGTTGTTGAACCTGTTCCAGTACTTATTTCTAATCCCTCCGCACCTCCATTTGAAACAACAAATTTTCTTGATGGGGTATCTGTTCCAATACCAATGTTTCCGCCTGAGGTTATAGTAAAACGCAAAATATCATTTGTACCAAATTGTAATGGATAAGCACCTGTTCGAGCAATAACGCCAGCGTAAGCACTATCTCCAGTTAATAGCGCTCCAGTTGTTGATTGTTCAATGCCTACATATAAACTCCCACCAGTATTAGACCATCTTGTAGAAGATGAATTTGTTCCTGTTGTTGACAATAACCTAGTTACAACTTCTGCTTTTTGTACGTCTAATATAAAATCAGGGATTCCCGTACCAATACCAAGTCTATCGTTTGTAGCATCCCAAAATAAATTGGACTCGCTGCTAATTGCAGACGTTCCTGTAAAATAAGCAACTTGTCCGCTTGTCCCTGTTCCCGTTACTGGATTAGTTAAAGCCGCTTGGCCGCCTATATCGGTCAATGTTTGTGCCGCAGTTCTTTTATGCACAACGCCACCGCTAAGCGTTAAAAAATCGCCAGCCGTATTTGTAACGCTAGACAATGCAAGGTCAACCAATGAGGTACGGCCGCCAACAACGCTCATTGCGTTTCCGCTGCCACTTGTTTTGCTTACATATAAAGCCTCATTATTTCCGCCTTTAGTTACTATTATTCCGTAACCGCTGCCGCTTGTATGGTTAACAGTTAGCGTGTCACTTGAGCCGTTATTTGCAAACGTGCCACGCTCCGCCGCTAAGTCGTGCGTGCCTAAATTAACGTCCGCCGTTGCGCCAGTATAAGGCACAAAGCCTGTCAAAGCTGGAAAAGTTTCCAAAGAGCCATCGCCTCGAATGTATTGCGAGGTTGTTCCCGTTGCCGTAACTGCCAAAGTTCCAGCCGTAGTAACTGGACTATTTGCAACGCTAAACGCGGTCGGCATGGTTAACGCAACCGAGGTTACTGTTCCCGTTCCGTAGGTGCTAGAGTCAACTGATCCGTCCGCCTTTAAAAATTGTGCAGACGTGCCGCCAGCTTTTACAAAAGAACCAGCCAAAATGGATTGGGCGCCAAGGTTAACCGTAGTAACGGCGCCAGTATAAGGAACATAACCACCGCTAGAGTTTTCCCATTTAGAGGTTGACGAATTATAAACCAAAACTTGGCCGTTTGTTGGCGCCACAATTGTAACGTCGCCAAGCTCTGACAAATTTATGTCCGTTCTATCTACGTTCTCCCATTTGCTTGTGGTTGAATTATATTGCAAAATCTGACCATTGGTAAGCGCTGCAATGTCAACGTCGGTTAATCCAGCCAGGCTACTTGGTGAGCCTTGCAAAAGCGTCGCCTTTGTGGTCTGTTTGTTTAAACCGTCTTGCCAAATTAAAACAATGTCGTTGTCGCCAACACTTGCCGCAATTGGAAAATCTATAAACCTTCTATTTGCCATAATTAATTTATTGGGTAAACGTACGCCGTCGGTACTTGTCCAAAGGTAATTCTTGCCACTCGACTTGCCAAGTCATACTCCCAGCCAATTACTTGCAATCGGACGGTTGAAAAACCAGTATATACTAATTGTGTACCTATATAACCATTTCCAAACGTGTCGCCCTTGCGCCTAAATGACCCCTCCAAACGATAGCTTAAAGCGTTGTATATAGTCAAGACATTACGCGCGTAACAATCGCGCAAACGTGGCGAATAGCCGCCTAAAAGCGCTTGGTTTTCAAAAGATATGTTTGTTTGCGAATAAGTAATGGTCCCGTTGGCGTTTGTTTGCAAAAGAAAGGTTGAAACCTGGTAATCATTACTATTTGAGTCCTTTAAAAAGACTTGAATTTGTACGTTTGCCTCCTCTGTATAATCGTAATCGTCAAAGGTTACCGTTAAATTTCTTTGTTGACTTGAAATTGTGGTAACAATTGGCAAAACCTCTGTTCCTGTTGGAATTGTTCCCGACAAACTATTTACCAAAATAAAAGTCGAATCAATAGTAAATCCAGCAGCTGCCACATATTGACGTTGATACTGACCATTTATAACTCCGCCAGTAAAGTCGAGCGTATTGGCGCCTAAAGTATCGGTTAATCTGTTTACTTGAGTAACCGCACCGCTTGGCACCTGGATAATGCCAGGCGTTGATGCCAAAGATTTTTCCACAAATACAATGGCTGGCAAATCGCCAATTTTAAGCCAGTTCTTTGATGCCGTAATTGCTAGGTCGCTAAACCTTAAGGTATCGTCTCTTAGGCTTGTATAATCGCGCGCCGTCTCATAAATCTTTGTTACCTCGGTTGGGTTGCGTCGTCCTTCAAACGTTGGAATTATCTTTGCCGCCGTTACAACCGCGCTGCCAGTAAGTCCAAAATATTTAAGCTCAAGAGACAAAAAGCCAGCCGTTGGCAATACAAAAGAGGACAGTTTAAACTTTCTTGTATCGTCGTCTCTAGTGGAATAAAAAACAAACGTGTTATATGCCGCGTCCCAAGCCAAAAGATTTAAAGAGCCTACAATGGCGGTTCCCAAGTATCTGCTGGTCCCAGTAGAATCAACGTGTTTTAATGCAATACCTAATCCGCTAGATGCGGTCGAATAGTTAATGTCAACCTCTAGGTCCAAGCTTAATCCAGCAAAGTCCAAGAAAACTGGCTTTGATGTAATTGGCTGGTCGGTCTCGTCGCCATTGGCCATAAATCGAATATCCCAAGAAACGCCTTGCTCGTCGTCGTACCCAGTTTGAGAAGGAATATTATTTGGGAAAATTTGGATTACTGGCGTATCGGGATCAGGCGTTATTGTCCAATCGTAAAGCTTGTAAGGACCCTCAAGAAACCAGCTAGATTCGTTTAAGCTTTCGCCGTTTGTAATTATTGACTGACCCAAGCCGCCTTGCTTAACGGTTAGCTTTTTAATTGGTCGCTGGTATTGCAAAAGCTGGTCGCCACCAACGGGAATCCAAGTTGTGTTGGCCGTGTCTTGGTCGCCAATTATTTCGCTTTGGATTACTTCAAAAAAATTAAACATTATCCTATTAGGGCCAGTATTTGCAACCGCAACAAATGTATTTTCTCCAAAGGTTATTGATTGGTATTGGTTTACCGTAGACCATGCTATTGCCGTCCAAGTAATTGCGTCCGTTGAATAATAAATTTGATTAGCTCCCGTTTCTAAAACTCCAACAAAATATCCATTTCCGTAAGTAATGCCTTCAGGATTAAAATTAATATTAGCAGTACTCCAAGTAATTCCGTCAGCCGAATAACGATAACCTGTCGTAAATTTTCCATTGGCAAAAAATACTGTGAATGTGGTCCAAGCTAAATTTCGTTGAGTCCAAGTAATGCCGTCGATTGATGTCATGACGTTTCCGCCAGTTACCCCAGCGCCGCTTGTACTTACCGCAACAAAAACTCCATTACCGTAAGCTACGCCTTGAAAATCTGCATCCATTGGCGTTGTTCTACTTGTCCAATTAATTCCGTCAGGCGAGGTCATTACTCGGTTTCCTGTTCCAGTTTGTGCAACCGCAACATATAGGCCGTTTCCGTATGTAATTGCTTGCCACCACAATGCCGCCGCTGGCGTTCTGCTAGTCCAATTTAATCCGTCGCTTGACGTAAAAACATAGGCCGTAGGAACTCCCGACACAAGTGCATATCCAACCCCAACAAATAAGCCATTTGCAAAAACTATTTGATCGCATTGCCAGCCACCTGGGGTTTGATGTGTCCAAGTTATTCCGTCAAATGAATAAGAACGAAAAGGACCAGCGGTTGCCACAAAAATTCCGTTTCCATATACAACGCCTCGGAAAATGGGAGACACGGCCATAAAAACGTTGGTCCATTGTGTAATGGCTGCGCTTGTATTGTTTGGATAACTTGCAATCACTTCGCCATTTTGGTAACTATGAACATAAATCATTGTCCCCTCAATATTTCTTGCAATTGGTCGTTGAATTAGCCAACGTCCATTTTTTTGCATTAATACCCAACCAAAAGTTCGGCAAATTTCTTGCAAAAATTCGTAAGCGTTTATTTGTAATTCATCAAATGTAAAGGTTTGAATCATTAATTCTTTGCCTGGATCTTGGTCAAAAATAGACTTTGTGTTGTCCATTACAAGGCCCTCATAAAGATCATTACAAACCTCAAGATTTAATTCTAAACCTAATTCATTCAAATTAATTAAAAAATTAAATGCAAGGGAAAATTCTAATGAAGAACCAGTTAAATCAATTTCTTTTAATTGAGCCAATCCGTCCGTTGCCGTTAAGATAACAGGATAAGGAGGGTCTTGAAATGGTTCGCCAGTTATGTCGTTTAATAAGTAGCCTTTAAAGACAATGTTTCCCTCGAATTTATGCACAACTAAAAACTCGCGGTCCGAATAACTAAAGAAATTGCGAAAGTCTGTCGTTTCCGTTGAGTAAAAAGCAATCGTAAACGTGCTAGACATTATTGGGTCTGTAATGTCCTCGTTGTCTTCGCGCTCGTATTTGTGCGTCGCTGGTTGCTCGGTTGCAATTAATTCCGTTGACGTGCCAACAAAACCGTCCTGGTAGATTTCGACTAGGTTGGAATAATTGTCGACGTCCTTAAATGGAATCGTATATTTTAATCCGTATGCCATTGTTTAAAATTTTCTAGCTCTTGTTTTATTTGCCCTGTTTAGCGTGCCAACTAAAGAGTCGCCGCTAATTGTAAAGGTAACGTTTCCACCCATCATATTTTGCAATTTGCTCAAAGGTGCGATAACCTCGGGATTTGTTTTGGCGCCTGAGTATTCGCCAACAAGCGCAGCAGTTGGACCGCTTACAATACCTCCAGCAGCAAACGGCGTAAGGCCACCAATGCCAAAAGACTTTCCGCCTTTTATTAATGCTCCTAAACCTTTCCCTCCGCCTCCAGCTTGCATTACTAAACCGCCAGTTAAAATATTTAAAGTAAATGCGGCTGCAATTGCTGCGGCAAATTTAATAACCATTTGTTTTAACGCATCAAAAATACCTTGAAACGAAACTTTTCCAGTCTCTCCTAATCCCGATAATACTTGGCCAAACATATCCCCAACAAACAAAGCGGCCCCCATGTTTTGAGCAACTAAAGCCGTTTCGTTAGCTAATTGAGTTTGAGCGGCATTATATGCTTGTAACCTTACAACGGCGTCCTCAGGAATAATTATTCCTGGCATTGTTAAAGCAATTTGCTTATTAATTGATAAAATTTTAGCCGCTGCGTTAGCCATTATTTGTTGGCGCTCTGCATCTGCATTTCTATTTGAGTCAGGCGCTGGTCCCCCAAAAGGGTCCCTAACCACTAACTTATAGGTTTCTCTAACGTGCTTTTGAAATTCTACAGATTCGGATCTAAGTTGTTTAATTCTTTCGTCGTGCGCTCTCTTTTGCGCCTCTGCCTTTTTCTTTAATTCTTCAATTTCCTCTTTAGACGACAAAGAAGAAATAACCGCGGTTTCCTTTAACTTAAGTCCGTAATTATCCAACTCGTCTTGAATCGACCAAAGTTGTCCAACTGTTATGCTTCCATTTTGTAAAGACGTTTTAGATAATCCTTTATAAGACTCCGAAACTGTATTAATGGCCTTATCAATTAAAGCCGTATTGCTTAACTCAGGGTAAATGGATTTATATTTGGCAACTAAAAAATCAACCTCTTTTGCAATTTCACTAACGTTTGAATTAAATTGTAAATCGCCAACCTCTTTTTTAATTTCGCTGATACTTTTTAAGCTTAATCCAGCATGCATTACAAAAGCCGACAACCAGTCAATTGTTGCCGCAAATACTCCGCTTGTTTGGTTACCGATTGCCAAATGTAATTGGTCAATATTATCGCCTAAGTTGGAAATTTTACCGCCTACGGTTTCAGAAATTGCAGCCATTGAGCCGCTGACGCCTTCAGCTTGTCCAAGGCTTATTAAATAATCCTTAATGGCGGTATCGGTTTTTTTAACCTCTGTCGTTACTCCTTTAAAAGTAAATTGTACTCGGTCTCCTTCACTTGCCGCACGAATACCAAACTCTTTTAAACGCTCAAATTCGCCAGTCATTGCGTCCAAAGCCGCCTCTGTTAACTGATCAAAAGATTTGCCCGTTGATGAGGCCACGTCTCCCAACGCGGTCATTTCCTCCATTGTTGGTTTAAATCCTCGGTTGGCTAATTTTACAAAGGACTCGGTTAATTCGTTTACTTGGAAAGGTGTTTTAGATGCAAAGGCCACAATTTGGGCCATTGATTGTTGCGCCAATGAACTGCTGCCCAAAGTATTGGTTAAAACCGCCTCCATCTTTTGAAATTCCGCGGTTGTCTCAATGACTGCTTTGCCAAAATTAATAAGCATATCAGCCGCAAATAACCCAGCCAACGTTTTGCCAACGCTAGAAAAAGCGCTAGACAATGCGTTTGTTGACTTTATACTGTCATTATTTCCCTTGCTTACTTGCTTATTTAAATCGCCAACTTCCGATTTTAACTCGGTCATTGCTTTATTAAAATCCTTTAGCTGGGCAACAATGTCAACATTTAATTTTGCGCTCATTGTATTTTATTGGTTATCGTGTCAAAACTGGCTTGTTCTTCAAATTTAAGGTTTTGCCAAGTAAGTCCAATTTCATAGGCTTTTGCCTTTTCTTCAGCGGTTGGGATTACGATTGGCTTGGCGTCTAGTAAAGGAATTCGCCAAAACTTTTCAGGCTTACGGATTAGGTCGGCTTTCTTTGTAACATTCACGTTGTTTAATTGGACCCAAATAGTTCTAAATAAATTCTCCTCTTTGCTTTGCCTAATTTGGTGACCGTAAGCGATGGATTGATACTCGGCAAACGACATAAAATAAAAGGAGTCAGGATTTAATCCCAACTCCCCTATTGCGTAATGGCAAACGTCGTTAAATGTTATTTTTTTTTTGAGTCCTCAGCTACATCGCCTGGGTAATCAATCTTAGTAATTGAGCTAATGCCTTGCATGATAACTGTAACAACCTTTCCAACTTCGTCCGTTGGGTTAGAGTCGACCCAGTCAATAATATCAATTTGCTCCAAATTAAACTCTTTGTCATTGTAAAGAGCATCGACATAAAGAGCGGCAAAAATAAACTTTGCAATTGCTTTAATCTGACCAACGCCTGGCTTGGTTAAAGCTTCAATTGTCTCTTGGACGTCGTAGCCTAAGCCATCGCTAAAATACATCAAAGCACCCATACCAAATTTTAAAGTATGGGTGCCGCCATTAATTGTTATAATTGTTCTGCCTGTGTGATTCATAGGCCAAATATAAACGAATTAAGTTGATGCTGGAACTACGGTTGCCTTTAGTAAAGGACCTTTTCCTGTAAATTCTACAGAATAAGTTACCGCGGCCTCCATTTCAGCCGATACGCTGATTGATGCAACCGACGCGTTGCCATAAAATACAAGGTCGCCAGTAATGTTGGTAGTGAATTTTAACGCAACAACAGTACGACCGCTTAATAGCGTATAAATGTCGCCTACGTTGTTTGTGTCGTCAAATGCAACCAATCCGTCAGTTGAAACGGACCAATCACGCAATCCAGCGATATGGTCGGCCCATCCGCCATCGTCTTTGCAAGTTGCATCCGCAAGGTCAACGTTTACGGATAATTCAGAAGAGGTTGCGCATCCAATCATAACGTTGTCAAGGTAAACGTTTAAAAGGGTGCCATTAAATTTGCCAGCAGTTGCCATATTTGTGTTAGGTTAAATTCTAATTTTTTTTAAAAATAAAAGGACTTTGAATAATTGCAAAACAATAAATTTTAAGTGTAGACCAAAAAGTTGCCGTCTTGGTCAATTATAATTTCAAATAATTCGTCAACAATAAACCGCTCGGCTGGTAAAATCGTTGGATAAAGTCCGCCAACACCTTTAAAGCTTGCCGAAATTGTTGCAACGTTTTCCATTGGAGCCGACTGGCTTATTGACTCAATCATTGCCAAACCTATAAAGGTTAAATTATCGTCTTGGCCAGCTGACAAATAAACGCGCTCACGATTAACGTAAGCGTTGAATAAATCGCTAAAAGAAAAGCCGTCTTGAATGTATAAGGATTCGCTAGATAATGACCAAGACGCAAGCTTGGAAATATGGTCAGCAAAAAACCCCGACTCGTTGCTTGTCTTATCAAGTTGTCCCATTTCAGCGGACAACTCGTAACTGGTTGACTTGGCAACTTGATTGAGTCCAACCGTTACAAATAAAGCGGAGCCATTTACCTTAGCCATTTATCCAGTTCTCAATTGTCATTATTTCACGATGCACAATGTTTGTGTCCGTAATACTTGAAAGGCTAGTTTGTTGCACAAGCTTTGCCGTTACAATTTTGCCAAACTGAAGCGCCAAATAATTCTCGGGATAAAGGCAAACAATTTGTAAAATAGAGTCGGCGATTAGATCAGCGTCAATGCGTCCGTATGGCGCAATCCCAGCCGTTACAACGTCCAAGGTAATTGTGGTAATGTAATTATACTCCTGGTTGTCTTTGTCGTCTTCTTGCGTTTGGTTGCCAATCAAAATGTACGGAAAAACCGCCGTGTCAGGCGCAAAGGTATCGTAACAAGGGACAAGCGCACCTTTATAAGTAATCGTATTATTTAAAGCCGTCCAATAAGCTTTGCGAATAAATGGTTTAATATTTCTCATTTAGCAAGTAATTTTTTTAAGGTGCGCTCAATGTTTTTCGGCAATTCCGTCCGTTGTTTAAATACTTCAGGATAAAAAAACGGTCTTGCTGGTAAGTTAACTTCTTTTATTCCGTCGCCTTTAAATTGGGCCGCGAAATCGCTTAACTCGCTTGGGACCTTTACCCTGGTCCCAGTTCCAAACTCAACATAAGCCGCGTAATTGGCGCCAACTTCCACGCCTCCAGTAACTTCGTTTTTAGATACTTTTATTGGCGTTGATTGAATGCTATTTTTTAGCGCTCCAGTATCAACGGCCACATTACTTGCCGCTTCGCTTTCAATTGCCAGCATTGAATCCTCCACCTCCGCCCGTACATAGTCGGAAACTTGGTCCTCTAAGTTTTTTAAATACTTATAAAACGTATTAAGGCTTTGCTTGTTAAATTCAATGCTTAACATTTTAGTCTCGTTGTGTTGCAATTAATTTAATCATGCGCTCGTATTCGTTCACGTCAATTATTTCGCTAATTACCAAAGTTTTGCCAGCGTAATTAATATGCATGGACTTGGTAATTGTAACCAAGGGATTGTCGCGAATAATTACCTCCCATTGGTTTTTGATAACCATTTGGTCCTCGCTATTTTGCCGCGATCCACTAA